ACTTTTTCTGGGAAGAAGTTTATCCATCAAAGGCACTTTTTCAAGCGGCGTTGTAAAATCATCTATCACCTCCAGAAGTCGTCCGTCAATCTGTTCTACGCGCGTACCACCGATAGTAATAGTGGCCTGTTGAAGAAGAGCGTGGCCTACAGAGTTCGTCCATCCAAACATCGGACCCGCGAATACCTTTCGGTTATCCTTACACCATTTTTGTGCGGCGAGTTGACTTGTAGAAATGTCTGGCATGGTCGTTACGAGATACAGACGTGATATGAGTTGCCCTTTTCTTGGAAGAGTTATAGTGGCCGTATTTCCAAGTGTCGGACGTGTATCAAAATCAAGACGAATCCACTGTGTGGTGAATCGCCCTGGCCGAATAAACACCCGTATAAAAAACTTGATATTTGGTTTGCCCTTTTGACATATGATTTCTGCGTCCTGTATACCTCCATATATAACTCGTAGCAATGATGCCACCATCTCTTTTAAAGGGTGAGATGGAAACCTTAGACCATTTCACGGAGAGTCATAGTCTAAATCATACGGGCTCACATACCCTGCTTCCGTATCCATGGGCTCATCCTCAGGAGTGACGTCATCATTTAACTCTTGGCCTTCTAAGGGCTCGGCGTAAAAGGGGCTAGACCAGTAGAGGGTACTTTCATTTATCTTCACCACCACACTACCATCGGCGTAAAACTGATAAAAGCTGTTGGGTTTTTCGTTGCCCCACTTAATAGCCGTGGAAAGAGTTGGCTTCGTATACCACAGGGTTCGCATACCGTTCGTGGCGATTTCTACCACCATTCCGTCAATGTACCAGAAGACGATTGTGCCATCATTTAGAGTAATCCCCAGTACATCCTCATTGAATGGGCGAGGTGCTACAGGACGTTGCCGAATCGTATGGAAGATTAGGTTGGATTGAGGGAATACCACGTGGGCGGTTTGCGTCCAAGTATTCGGCTGCATTGTTGTATACTATATGTGCGAACGGCGATATCAATTTTATACCCGCATTAAATAGATGGGTGTTGAACATATTATACATCAAATATGGCTCGGAAATAATCCGCGACCCGTGGAATGGATGCAAACCGTAGAAGATTTCGCGGCCGAATATGGCTACAAATACATGATATGGACAGAGGATGCTATTTCTTCCTCACTCATGAAGAAAGAACTTGCGAAGGTGTTCAAGGGCTATGAATCATTAGCAGGAAAGGCTGATATACTCCGACTGGCGGTCTTATATAAGTACGGTGGTGTATACATTGACGCAGACACGGTGATTATGCGGCCAGAGAAGTTTGACACATTTATCAAGAATAATGCGGCAAATGTCTTTTTTGGCTGGGAAAATATTAACGCAAAGAGAACACGGAAACTCGGGTTGGCGCAGAAGAAGTTGGTGGCAAATGGACTAATAGGGGCGCAAAAGGGGCATCCGTTTTTAAAGGAACTCTTGGATGGTATTACAGATAACATTCAAGAGAATGGGGCTGACGGCGAGGCCTGGAAAGAAGTGGGCCCCCTCTACGTTACTCAAAAGTACACGGAGTTGAAATCCAAATATAAGGATATACATGTATATCCTATGAAATATTTTTACCCCATGCATTGGGCGGGTATTACGGACCCAGAGTTACATAAACGCGTGAAGATTCCTGCGGCGAGTATGCTCTTTCAATATGGCTATTCTACAAACTCTTTTGACAAGATATTTAAGAAGTTGCGGCGGCGTACACGGCGTAGACGCCAAGATTAGTCCATATACATAGGGCTTGACAAACCATTCTCAAATCGGGTCCAGTTCAAGGCGAGACAAAAGACTTTCACTTCCCATGTACCTTCTTCTGGCGCATCAACCTCTAAAATCAGTCGCAGAGAATCTACACGACTCGCATTCAGCGAACCACTCGGCTGATGTTCTCCAGGACGTTCTGCGAAAGAATAGCCATATACAAAGCGCGAATAGGCGGCGTAGCCTCCACGATGCGCCGCTGCGATATGTTGTCTATAGTACTGTTCGTCTGCCTTACAGAGCGTTTGGCCATTCACCTGTATTTCTGCGGTTTGAAGAAGAGGTTGTTTCGCCGCGTAAATAGTCTGGTCATAGGGGTCGGATACCCAGTCCCTTTCTGTAATGGAAGAATAGTTAGTCCAATCATTATTATTGTGTGCATCCTTTCTGCGAACAAACCAGAGGATTTCCTCTACGGGATGATTTGACTCCAGGGGGAGCTGAATACGAATCCTATTATCTGTGCCATTCCATCCTACTGCGTATTTGAGAGGCTCATCAAAGGAAAATGTCTGTAGTTCTCTGTGTATAAGGTCAAACGGGTTACGTAACATGCGTCGCCTGAGTTCGCCGTCCACTATCGCACCATAGGTAAGAAGTTGTACAGATTTGAATGAGGGGGGCGCCACATCTGCCCCGTAAGCGGCAGAGGACCAGGTAAAAGGTCCAGGCGACGTTCTATAGTTCGCAGGGTATAGTTCTAGTATCCACCTGAATCCGTTAAATGAACTCCATTGAATACCGTCCCATTTATATACAATAGTATCTATGGATACTTGTATTTCAAACTTTGGAGGTAAATCCCAGAAACCGGTTTTTGAGACGGAATCATATGTCCAGTTACACGCGTTATACGTGAAGTTCGTTACAGTAGAAAGAGGCGTGGCATCGCAACTATCTCTGTATCCGCGCATTTGACGCACACATTCGGTGAAGGGTCGTAGGGTAATATGAATCTTCACGGAGCCGTCTTTTACTGCTATCATCGGCAGGCCCTCCTGTAACTTTGTACGCATGAACCAAAAGGGGAGGAGACAGTTCAGTGTACCACCCTCTACAGGAAATGTGCTGGGGGCACGCTCGGGACTGGTGAGTCGTGCTCTAGGAAGTATGCCGAGATGGTCGTAGGCTATGCCAAACTGCGTATTGTAATCTGCGAAAAGAGTACTGAACACATAGATAAAGTCGCCGTCAATCGTTTCTACTGTCTGACCGTCCATTTCCAGTTCTGCGCGTTGAATAATACTTGTTCCTAGACTATTCGCGTATTCCCAGGCCGTATCGCGTTCTTCATACGTTAAAAATCCCGCTTCATATGCATTCTGTGTTTGCTGGTCTAGCCAATGTCCGAGATTAATCTGTAGAGTCGTCCCCAGAAGAATATCACCCACAGACACGGAACCTATATCAAATGAAAAACGTTGGCCAAAGGCGGCGGGGCCGCGTAGGGCGATTTCTTGAATGGCAGGTACGAAGGATACTATACGACGTTCTGTATCACGTGCGAACCATGTTATTTCGCTGCTAATAGGAAAAAGGTCGTTTTCTTGTTGGTCACGCGTTGTTAAATCCAGAAGAGTAGTGATAGGTCCCATTGCCTTTGGGTCCAACTTAATAGGGGCATCATAGGTTTGGCCTGGAGTAGTGGAAGTTTTAATACCCTTTGCCTCGGCCTTTGTTATCACGGTATTAATAGGACTACTACCACCAAAATAGTTTATGGAACGCGTGGGCATTGTTCCAGAACCGGGGTCTATATTATAGGCTTGTGGGCCGATGGCGGCGAGTCCAACGCCTCCAGGATATTGCGAACCTATATGTAGATTTCCCATACCTAGCACATTTCTCGCCTTTTGTGCGTCTGTAGGGGCTGAGGCACTTGTATCAACACCTGCCTCCCTCATACGGTCCAGTAGACCTTGAACATAGGGACTCACCGCCGCCACGGAGCCTGCGCCAAGGGTAGTTGCCACGCTACCTGACATCCTCTTGTTTAAGAGTCTGGTTTTTGGTTTAGACCCATAGCGGCAGCTAGAAAGACAACACAGGGAGTTTATGAATATAAATATGAATCCCCTTTTCAACATACAAGTATGTCTTGCCAGTGAGCATATCTTCTGGTACATCCAGTTCTGAACAAATAGATCCACCATCTGCCTCTCGCATCTGCTCTTCCACGGTCTCCTTATGTTTTTCTTTCGCAGCGGCTGCGGCGCTAGCAAAAGAGCTATAGGCAATCTTATACGGCTCTCCGTTTTCAACAACAATGTAGACGGCGTTCATTTTAGGGACTTTTTGACAGTAGGGGTTAGTTCAATTTTTTACCGATATAAACCCTCGCCAATAGGGATAGATATATGAGTGAACTATTCGGCGCTACATTTTATGTAAACCTTGCCCATCGTACAGACAGGCGGCAAGAGATTGAATCTGAGTTGAAGCGAATGGACATATCATTTGAGCGTTTCCCTGCTATTCAGTGGAATCCTGGCTATATAGGGTGTAGTGCCTCACACTTAGAGATACTGAAAGAGGCTAAGCGCCGAGGCCTTCCCAATGTACTCGTTCTGGAAGACGATTTTGAGTTTCTTGTTTCTAAAGAAGAGTTCTGGTCCATCATGACTGCGGCTATGAGCCAAAGTTATGATGTGATTATGATTGGCTACAACGTAAATAAGTATGAACCGCACAATGATGTTCTACAGAAAGTCCTATTCGGGGGCACGACTTCAGGATATGTAGTACATGCCAAAATGTATGATACTCTTATTCGTGTATGGGAAGAGGCCCTTCCTCTATTAAAGGCCACTCATGAGCCCTGGAACTATGCCTTGGATGTTGCCTGGAGACCCCTACAGCCTTCAAGTGAATGGTACGCCACTCTACAAAGAGTGGGGCGTCAAAGGGCATCTTTCAGTGATATTGAGGGCAAGCATACAGATTATGGGGTTTAGTTTCCATACTTCAAGACCCCTCTATTATGCTCAATAGTATAGAGCATCCAAGTATCCACCAATACGGTCATTTCGGTGGGACCCGTTGTCATAGTTGGGATGGCCGCCAAAGATGTCTGTAGTGTTGGGCGGTCAGCGGTAGTGAAGTTTATCACACCTTCTGTCTGTCTTTCCACGGGATATATTCGGCCTCGTATATCTCCTAAATCCCATTTCATTTCTCCAATCCCAGGGCCACAATCCCTATCCTCTTTTGCGTGGTGTGTCAGAGTATTCCACACAAAAGGTGTAAATGTCGTTTCGCGGTCTCTTCCTGCTATAATGAGTGTTTGCGATGCGTAAAACTCCTGGCCAGAGTTATCTGCCGCGAACTTCCATCTCCGCCCAGCCTTTAAATCGGCATGTGAACGCATGAACCATAGGAGTCTGGAGGCAGGGTGCTGTGCGTCAATGCGGTTGGAAATAACAGCAGGAACACCTTTCACGAGTGGTGAATAATCCTGGACGCTGAATGTGGCCGTGTTTTCATATAATCGGGAATAAAGTAGTTCAATCGGTTTGGAGCGGAGGGCGAGTTGTGATTCGCCGTCCGTATATGTATGCCGTGTTTCCAGTTGAAGCGTCGGAGAGGCAATGAGATTTCTGGGAAGAGCCTTGAATGTTCGGCCATCTACGAGAAATGTTTGATTCCATGGTTGCGGCGCCTCTGTTGCCGCAGGGTCAGATGATTCCACTATAGATTCTAGGGTACGAAGTTCCAGACGTAACTTGAATGACTGACTTCTCATAGCAATGCTGGGAAATCCGCGAAGGTCTCCTAAAAAGGGGAGTTCAAGACGAAGGCGACGTGGCGTGGCGGCAGCCGCGATAGAATAATAATAGCCGTCGTGCCACCCTGCTAAATCGTTCTCCATATAGGCAGAGTTCAAGGTACCTCTCGTGGCCCGAGAGGCAAATAGGGCATCACCCGATATTTCCTTTAGAAGAAGTTTATCCTGATAAATCTGTATTTTCTTGAATAAAAAATATGCTACGCCGTTCGTATATCCGTATACGAGTGGCTGCCCACCTGGACCAACATTCACGGCGTCTACACATGCCCTTTTTCTGTTTAGGGCCGCCTCTATAGGGGGAAACCAAGAAGGGAGGTCAATCAAAATAGTCGGTTCGTGAAAGATATCTCCCGCGATTTCAAAGTCAAACTCGCAACTGCGACCGAACTCTGCCCCATTCAGAGGAGGTATACGCCGTAGTTCGCTGATGGTAGGTGGTATACGCTCATACCGATTTTCAAAAGGGTTCACGAGTTTATCCAAAATATCTCCGAAAAAGAAGGTGTCTTTATTGCCCCTATTTATGGCCTCGTACAAGGCTCCCTCTGTTTTTTGTGAAGCTCGGACCGAGGTCATTCTGAAAAAGGGGGAGAGACTATCTTATCATTTATAGCGCTTCTGTCTGTGCTTCCGCCTCCGCCTCCGCCTCTTTCAGTAACTCTCTATCCACCTTCAGATGTAGAGTGGCCGTTTTATCGGCACGTTTGGGCAATGAAATATCTGCGATACGCCCTTGACGTGTAAAATATACCTTCGTGGTGACGCCCTTTCCATCATTGACCCAGGTAGTCATAATGGATTTTACATCCCTATAGCCAATATCGGCATCTGAATAACCAAGTTCAACCAGTTGTTTCAGTATACGTATCGTTTCTTTCAGCCTGTCCTCTTTTGTCTTATCCGGAGGTGGCATCTAGTTATGGCCCTATAAACTCCTTTAACCCGTACAGTTACATCCTATATTGGAACATTGATTACATACTTGCGCACCGACGGCAACCTTCTGTTTCGTATCATAGTCAGGATATGTTGTTCTACACCCTGTTATCGTGCTACACGTGCTGTAGTTACAAGCGGGTTGTCTACTGAATACAGTATTGCGGTAATAAGAAAATATGGCCTGTGCCTGTTTTGTACGCAGAATATCGCTTGAGTCCATCTAAATAGCACGAATATAATCTATATAGACATGTGCGGAATATTGTTTATTTTGGGTACAAACACGGCAAATAATGCGCTGAATACATGTATGATGTGTCTGGAGAAACGCGGGCCTGAAGGTTCACGCCTTGTAGTGTTGGACAGTGATGTAGGTACACTCGGATTTACGCGACTTGCCATAAACGGTCTAAATCCAGAGGGTATGCAGCCCATGAGCGCTGGGGCTTATACCTGGGTATGTAATGGTGAAATATATAACTGGCGCAAACTCGCCAGAGATTATAATATTGATATCAAATCGGGCTCAGATTGTGAAGTGATTGGCCCCTTATATGCTAAGTTTTGTAAACAGGGCATTCCTTTGGAGGGGTTCTTTAGGGCACTGGATGGGGTGTTTGCCATCATTCTAGTAGATTACGCACGTGAGAAAATCATAGTCGCACGTGACCCATATGGGGTTCGGCCACTCTACTATGGATTTCTGCGTAATGATGGTATGATTGGATTCGCCTCGGAAATGAAGGCATTGTCGCATATATGTACTCAAGTATTTCCATTCAAACCGGGTCATTATCAGGAGATTTCTTTCCAGAAAGTAATCTCAGAAGAGGTGCGTTATCATCCCCTGCCCTTAGTAAAAAATCCTTCGTACGTATTGACAAATCTACCTACTGCTATTCAGGCGGTCCGAACCGCCTTGACGGTCGCTGTACAGAAGCGAATGATGACAGAGAGGCCTGTTGCCTGTCTTTTGAGCGGGGGGCTTGATAGTAGTATTATAGCCGCCCTCGTATCAAAAGAGTTGCGCATAGCGGGGGCGCAGCCACTACGTACATTTAGTATTGGTATGAAGGGTAGTTCCGATTTGATGTACGCAAAGAAGGTGGCCGAGTGGATTGATTCTCAGCACACAGAAGTTATTATGACCGCGGATGATTTTTTCGCGGCGGTACCGGCCGTCATCAAAGATATAGAATCATATGATACCACTACTGTGCGTGCCTCTGTAGGGAACTGGCTAGTGGCGAAGGCTGTGGCGGAACAGAGTGATTGTAAGGTCCTGTTTAATGGGGACGGGGCAGATGAAGTATGGGGTTCCTATTTATATTTTTACAATGCCCCCTCGGACCACGCCTTTGAAGAGGAAACCACGCGTCTTCTTACAGACATTCATTTATTTGATGTACTGCGTTCGGACAGGTCTATATCTTCGCATGGGTTGGAGCCTAGAACACCGTATTTAGACAAGGAGTTTGTCGCCGTATGTAAGACGATGGCTACTGCCCTTAGGAGGCCTGTGAATGGTATTCAGTGTGAAAAGTGGTTAATGCGCCAGGCATTTCGCAATACGAATCTATTGCCTGAAGACGTATTGTGGCGTACAAAGGAGGCATTTTCCGATGGAGTAAGTGGAGAGGGGGAGAAGTCGTGGTACCAACTCGCACAAGAAAAGGCCTTAGAAGTTGTTGGTAAAGAATGGGAAACGTCAGGTTGTCCTACCGCAGAACAATATTACTATAAAAAATGTTATCTGGATTATTATCCTGAATCTACCCTAGGCACGAATGTGCCGTATAAATGGATGCCTCGTTGGTCGCCAGGAACATCGGATCCTTCTGCGAGAACATTGTCGTGCTATTCATCTATATCAGCAACGGCCTGAGATTTATCGTTACGCATATACCAATAAAGTTGTAGGACACATCCAGTAAAACAGAGGGCTATACCATAAAATGTACCTATGACGACATATTGTAGGTCTGCCTTAGCAAGGCTTAGGTAGAAACTGAAAAGTATAGTCGTCATGCCAGTGGCGATAATAATATTAGCAGAGTTATAGACAGTATAAGGATATGCGGGATAGCACGAATCATTTATCTCGTACATTTCTGTGATATATAACTGTGCGAAATAGGGGTGTAAAATTTATTTTGGCGGGGCAATGTAAATGATGTACAATGACATCAAGGCAATGTTTAGGGCGCCTTGTGAAAGATACGCCAAAGGGTGTATGGATGCTTTCATTTGAAGAGGGGGGATACTTTCATCTTCCGATTCGGTGTGAACAAATCGCACGGAATGGGGATTTATGTCTAGATTGTCAGCTAAAACAAGAGAAGACGGCGGAGAAGGTGAGGAATATTACAGGGACAACGATTAAGGGTATGCTACCTTCTTGTTTACATGGGCGTGTGACGGAACCTATTCCATTTTGGACTAGGTTATATGACGGTGAATGGTTCCGTCTAAAGATAGAAAGTGGTTGTACTATTAGTGAAACTACGATGGCAAAAATCAAGGTGGCAGTGGATAGTGCCTATGAAGGTGTTCAAACAGTTCCTCCTGAGCCTATGCCAGGAAAGTCAAAAAAGATTAGGGCAAAAAAAGGGGTTGTAGAGCCTGCGCCTCCACAGCCAGCGCAGCCACAGCCAGCGCAGCCACCTGTTAAGAAGGCTGGGCGCCCTAAAAGGGTTATGGCTGTGCCCGCAGAGCCTGTGCCTGTGCCTTCCCAGCCTGTGCCTGTGGCTGCCCAGCCTGTGCCTGCCCAGCCTGTGGTGAAAG